CTCGTGAGGCCACTTCCCGTATCTGGCCGCGATACGGAAGATGAGGTCACGAGTGGTCAGGCGTTTCCCTTTGGGGTCTCCTCGGCCGCGTCGTCGGCCTTCTTCTCGGTCTCCGGCTCATCGCCGTAGTGCATCTTGTTCACGGTCTGGTTGAGCTTCAGGACCACCCGCATCGGGAGGTTCGCAAGAGACTCGGGAGTCAGCTTCGGCTCGACCGAGCAGCGCAGGACCATGAGCTTCAGGAGGAGAGAGTTGTCGATGATCTCGTCTTCCTGGCCTGTGGCGAGATTGGTGACCGGCTTGGACGCCTTCTTCACGAGCTCGTCGTAGTCACCGATGGAGAGCTCACGGAGGCGGAAGGTCAGGCCACGAACGGTGACCTCTTCCTCGAGGAAGTCGGGGGTCAGGCTAGTGACGCGAGGTGTCATGGATGGTTATCCCTTCAACCAATAGGGTCCGACCCTCCCGCACCATTCGGGTTTCGGGCTCGTTCTCGACCCTGTATTGCTTGTGCGGCGTGATGTTCAGGAAGATGATCTTGCCGTATTCGTCATCGTTCCACAGCGCGTCGCTGACAAATGAAAAGACGGCGTGAAGATCGTAGAGGCCGGCATCCCGACCTTGATCTCCGCGCCGCTGAAGCGTCCAGGAACTGAGCTCCCCGACCTTGGCTCCAAGGAAGGGGATTTCCACGGTGCCGGCGGGACTGTAAATCCCTGACCGGATCGTCTTGAACAAGTATCCCATCGCGAACTCCCTGCGCTGGAGGCGGCTGACAGCCGGGAGGGGCCGATATTTCGGCCGCCTCCAGCGCGGATGCTACGAGATTAGGAGAGGGTCCCGTCCGAGAAGACGGTCCACGCCGACGAGGCGCGGAAGTTGCCGGTCGTCTTGATCGCGTCCGAGATGCTCGCCGTGATCGAGGCGTCCATGAGACCCGGGCCCTTCGCCACGAGGATCTCGCTGGAGACGCGGTCGTCCGCGTAGAGGTAGATGTAGATCGCGTCCGAGGACGCGGCGTTCACCTGGTAGTCCCCGGAGACGTCCAGGAGGCCCGCGAAGGTGCCCTGGATGTCCTTGAGGCCGACGAGGTAGGTCTTGTTGGTGGCCCCGAATGAGGTGCTGTCAACGTAGTCACGAGACAGGTTCAGGGTCCACTCGGTCTTGGCCGTGAGCTTGACCTTGGCGCCGTAGGTGTCGACCCCCGTCGCGAACGCGACGTAGATCGCCCCATTTTTGCCGTGCAGCTTGGTGCCGGCTCCTGTTGCCATTGTTCAACTCCTTCAGGGAATGTCCCATGCCCCGGCAGACTTGAAGTTGCCGGAGATGCGGACCGCATCCGAAATGCTGACCGTCACGGAGCAATCCACAAAAGCGGGACCAGAGGCGATCGGGGAGGCACCATCCTCGGCATAGACGGCCACCGTGTAGGCGACTCCGTCGTTGCTCTGGAGGGCAAGATCCCCGTCGATGTCCAGCAATCCCGCGAAGGTCCCCGAGATGTCCATGAGGCCAGCCGCGTACACCTTGTTCCTGTCACGGAACGTGGAGACGTCGGCGTAGTCCCGGTTCATGTTCAGGGCCCACTCGGTCTTGGCGGTGACCTTGGTTCCGTTGATGTAGATGGCGCCGTTCTTGCCGTGGAGCTTTCTCATAGGGCCTGGTCGGTCCAGACCGAATACGAGCCGCCCACCTGGTAGATGCGCTTTCCCTCGGAGTCGATGTCTGGCCCCGTTGGCAGATCCGCGACCCGGCGGCAAAGCAGGCTGGTCTGCCCATCGACATTGAGCCCAGCCTCGTTGAGGGCCCCGGCGACGAGCGCGTCGATGTTGTTGGCATCGACGGGGTTCTCCGCATAGACCGAAACGTCGATCAACGCCTGGATCATCATGCCGGTCCAGTCATACGCATACGGGGCCGCCACGAGCTGATAGGTGATGAACGGGTAACGGACCTTGCGGGGAGCGATCCCCTCGTGGATCCCGCCTCTTATGGCGGACACGAGGGAGGGTGAGGCGCGGAGCGCCTGCACGACCGCTCGCTTGACCGGGGCGACGGATGTCGTTGTCATCGGTCGTTCCCCTTCACAGCCGCACCATGATCTCGATCTCCGTCTTACCGGAGCCGGCGCGGGCAGCTCCAGTGACGGCAGCCGCGATGCGACTGACGATTTCAGCTCGGCTCTCGGCCGCCGCCGGGCGAAGGAAGGGGTGGGCCGCGTTGTGACGCGTCCCGAACTCCTGGTACTTCGCGTAGCGGGTCGGTGAGATGACCCATGCTTCTGCTCGACTCCCAGCCAGCGTCGGCGCCGTTGCGTGGATCTCTCCGCGCAACCGACCGCCAACGTTGAGGTGCTGGAAGGTGGCAAAGACGGCCCGCTTTGTGCGAACCTCAGACGCTCCCCGCCGGGTGAGCATCGTTTTCATGGCCGGATAGCCTCTGCGCCGGGCCTGCATCTCGGCCTCGTAGGCAACCAGCAAACGGCTCGCTGCCCCCAAGCGGCGCTCGCGCCAGTGAACCGGGGGACGCTTGCCGGTGATCGTCCGAGCTGTGGTCGGATCCTCGGGCTGGACCACTGTCGGTGGGCTGCCGGCTCGGAAGGCGTTGTCGCGAGCTCCTCGAGACTCCTCGATTTCGCTCACCATCTTGAAGCGGATGCTGGAGCCACCGTCCGAGAAGATCTTTCTGACCGGGGCCAGGCTCTTGGCCCTCAAGGCGACGATGTTCGCGCCTTCCCCCAGGGCTTCGGTGGCGGCCTCGAGGATCGCCTGGCCGAGCTCCTCGAAGGAGATCATTCCTTCTTCCTCAGACTGCACGTCAGGAGCGGCAGCCAAGTTCCCTCGGCCGTGGTGTCGCTGACCGTGTAGTCGTCGATGGGGTTGGTCGCAACATGAACATGATCACCGGTCCTGATGTCGGTCCCGACCGGAAGGAAGAGGCGGTAGGTGTTGACCGTGACGATCTGGCCCGTGTCCACCTGTTGAACCGGGGTTGGTGTTGATTGGAACCAACCCTTGACCTCGAGACGTCGTGTCTCGTTCGTCAGGTCGTAGGCCAGGAAGTCGTCTCCGTAGTCTCCACCTGGCGGGATCGGGCCCTCCGACCGGCGTTCGATGGTGACCGGGGTAGTCATCCCGAGCATGGCTAGATCACGCATCCGGGCCATCTGGTTCTCGGTCAGGAAGCGATCCTGCCGTGGCATGTCAGCGCACCGTCAGATGGTCTGCGGCGTACCCACCCAGGAGCAGGGCAGCCTCTGGGATGAGCATGTTCAGGTTCTCGACCAGGCCCTTGGCGCCACCTCGCCGGATGTCCTTCTCCATCTCGACCTCGGCCACCCTGAGTTTCGTCAGGTGAGCCATGCCCCGCGACTGGAGCTCGGCCTGGCCGTGTAGGTAGGCCACGATGTGGGCGGTCCCGTACTGGATGTCCGTGGGCAGCTTGTGGTGGTAGGACGCCGTGACGATGTCCGAGGCGAGGAGGTTGGAGTCGAAGACGACCGTTCCCTCGATCGGATCCACGGTGAAGCTGGTCGTGACTACGGTGCCGTTCTTCTTGATCACCGGGGCCCGGGCGGAGTCGGTGAACCAGAACTGGTTCTGAGCCCGCCAGGTCTGGCCGTCCGTGCAGGACAGGTACTCGTCTGTGACCTCGAAGTCCCAGCCGTAGGTGTAGCTGGTCTTCGCGAGCGGCGAGGCGAGGTAGACGTTGGGAACGATGAGGGCGTTGAAGAGGCCGAAGCTCGTGATCGCCAGGCTGACGATCTCGAAATACTTCTCGGTGTTGTTGATCATCAGCTCGGTCGGAGCGATCTCGATGTACTGCGTGTTCGTGACATAGATGCGGAAGTTCGAGATCGTCAGGAGCGGCCAATGGAAGAGGTACTGCCGGCGCTGTCCGATGTCGAGGGAGTTGACCGGGTAGCGCCAGGTGTGTGCCTCGCTCGTGATCGTGCCGCCCCGGAAGTCGTGCATCTGCGGGATCCGGGGCACGTTGCAGTAGGCGTTGACCACTGTCGTCGCCTGGTTGACCAGGGACAGGAGCTCGGTGTCGTCGAGCTCGGAGGTGTCAATGCCGAAAGCCATCTCCCGGAACCGCGCTGGAGTCAGATACATCGCACCCTCCGGGCATGCGAGAGGGCCGCCCCGAAGGACGACCCTCTCACGCTGTGGCCTAGACCTGGACCCTGATCTTGTTGGACCAGGGCAGGACCTTCACCGCGAGCCCGTTCATCATGAAGACGATGTACAGGTGGGTGAGCTGGCCGCTGATGCCGATCGGGATCTCGAGGACCGTGGGACCCGGGCTCCCGAGGTAGGGCAGCGTCATGCTGCTCTCGTCGAGGATGTACAGGTCGCGGTACTCCGTCGGCCCGATGTGGTACGAGGCGATGGAGTCGCCCGGGACCACCGCGAACGGGAGCTGGCCGGCGTAGGTGTTGACCGCCTGGGCGGTCGTGCCGACGCCGATGTTGACGTAGTTCGGGCCGACCAGCCGGACGTTGGTGTCCTGCTGCTCGTCGAACGTGATCTTCTCCTGCGGATGGCCCCAGATGATCGACGGCATGCCGCCGGCCTGGGTGATGTGCAGGAGGGCCTTGTCCACCTGGTTGCGGAACGCGCCGGTCGCGTAGGTGGAGGTGGTCGCGGCCACGAAGGTGGAGGGATCGAAGCTGTGCGCGTTCGTGGTCAGGAGCTGGCGAAGGCCGGTGAAGGCATTCGCGTCGTACAGGCCGAACTCGTCGTCAGCCGTGCCGGAAGCGACCGTGGCGTTGCCGCCGAAGATCTGCTTCTGCATCTTGTGGGACATGGCACGAAGGCCACCCTGAAGCTCGATCGCCTCGGGGTTG